CCAAGCTACGCCGTCAGCAGGAAGAGGAACGGACGATGCGCCGGATGCGTAACAGCAGCACGCCGACGATGGCCGACCTGCCCCGTATGGTGAAGGAGAGGATGGAGCAGGAGCAACCCATTGTGGAGAGTTACGGACAGCAGCGCGTAGTCTCTTCCGTCACCCTTGCGCGTCTGATGGGCAAGCGTCATGAGTACGTGTGCGAGAGTGTGCGCCGTATGTTTAAGCACGTATTGCGCCCCACCCGCCTGTATATCCGTCAGACGCGATCCGTCCGGCGCGGTTTCGGACGCGGCTACGAGGCAGAGGGCGTGGTGTATTATATCACCATTGAGGGCTTCAGCGTCATGCGTACCCACTCCACGGGCCTTACCGACGAAGTGGCGGAGCAGGTGATGGCCGCTTTCCGGGAGGCCAAGGGCAGGAACCGCCCCGGACAGCCCAACGGATCGACGCCAAGGCAGACAGCACAGCCCAGGCAGGAACCGCCCAAGGCGGTAAAGGCAGAGGCTTCGGCCAAGCCGGAAAAGCAGGTGGCTCCGTCACTGCCCAAGACACCCGTCGACATGATGTCGCGTTTCATGAAGGCCATGGGTGTGATGATGGGGATCGACGTAAACGAAATGTCTAACTTAATTGATGGAGGAAACAAATAATGAGTAACAAGAAAAGTGCAATGTTCGTCATGCAACCCGCCAATGGCGGTAGCCTGAGTTACAGCCCCGATGAATTGGTTGAGGGTCTGGCCAATCTGCGTGAGTTTATCATCAGGGTCATGGCGGTGGAACTGCTGCCTGAAAGTACGGTTACTGCAAAGGAGTTGGCGAGTAACCTGATGCCTCTGGACTATCTGATCAGTGATGTTGAGTTTCGTGAACTTAAAGGGAGGTCAGGACAATGAGTGATGTGAAAGCACGTTACCGCCCAAGGAAGGGTGAGAAGATCGTGGCACTTGTCATCTACGACAGGGACGGCTGGCCGCTCTACAGCCCTGAGACTTTCAGGAAGGCCATAGCCGAGACGCGAGAGTACATAGACTATCTCCTGGAAGAGTTGCCGGATGATCACGAGTTACGCATCCACGGTTTGCTTGATGCCCTCTACCCGCTGAAATGGCTTGCGGAGGAAAGCGTTATCAAGGAAACTCGGATAGACCGTAAATCCAAGTAATCGGACAGCGGCGGAGCCTGACAGCACCGCCACTGCCTTTTTGGCCGTTTTAGCAATGAGACGGCCCTAAGAGGCGTGTGCCCAATCTTAAATAATCTTAAATCTTTTGTTTATTTACCACCGCTTACCAAGCCTTACCACCACCTACCACCACTGATTTGCAAAGTGCATAAGATAGGTGTAACTTTGGGCAACTTTTAATTCGTTAAGAGGTGCGAAAATAATTTTTACCGGGCGTGGCCGCTGAGAAGTTCCCCGCCTTTTTTCCAAGGAAGAAAGAAACATCAAGATATATGGTTAAGTGGTGGAACAACTTATTCCGTAACAGACAGACGCAACCGCGAGAGGCTAATGTGCAGGTCGAATTAGGCGTGAACGGCATTAGCCTGGACGGTGCTGCCTCATCCCTTGTCAACGTGCGAGGTGATGAGGCTATCGGTGTTACTGCCTACAAACGTGCATTGGACGTACTTTCTGGAAGTGTGGCCCGTCTGCCCTTCCACTACATGAAAAAGAAAGATGACATCTATGTAGATTTTGAGGCATCAGATTTCCACTACCTGTTAACCACACAGCCGCAGGCGAGAAAATCCGCTTTCGATTGGAAGCGTCAGATGGTTTGGCAGGCTTTCCATGATGGCGACGCATATATCTGGCCCCGCATCATTGACGGTGAGGTTATGGAGTTGGTATTGATCAGCCGTTTTTGTTGCTCATACGATGATGCAGCAGGCCAATACTACATCAGCGACGTTTACAATGGCGTTTATGGCACCTTCGATGAGAGCCAGGTAATACACATCTATTTCAACACCCTCAATGGGCGTTGTGGCGTGCCGCTTTGGAGAATGGGCAACCGCGCATTGTCTATTGTGGCGACGGGTGACAAAGAGACCCTGGAGCGTTTCGGCAAAGGTGGCGCGATCCGTGGCCTGATCACAAACGACAAGTCCGGCATCCGGGGAATGGGAGAGTACCAGGATGAGCAACTTGAAAAGGTGGCCAACTCTACTGAGAGTTTATTCCAGGACGGCAAGCGCATTGTGTCACTGCCAGGCGACGTTGATTTCAAGCAGCTTTCGTTGACCTCAACGGATATGCAGTTTCTTGAAAGCCGCAAATTCTCAATCCCTGAGATCAGCCGCCTAACAGGTGTACCGCCTATCTACCTCTACGATATGACAGGCAGTAACTACAAAATGCCGGAGCAGGCAGACGTGGCGTACCTGACACAGACATTGGACTGCATACTTACAGCCATTGAAGATGAGTTCCAGAGAAAGTTAGTTGGCCGTTCTATGTGCTGCAAGCGCATATTCAGGTTTGACCGTGAAAGCCTGTTCTCTATGGACTTGATCACCAAGGCCAAGTATTACAGCAGCATGATCGGCAATGGCACGTACAGCATTAACACGGTACGCACTAAGGAAAATCAGCCTGCCGTCGAAGGTGGCGATAAAATCTACCTGAGTATGAACCTGGGAGAGTTAGGCAGTAAGAAGTTCACAGGTGAAAACGAGAGTATTAACAATGGTGAAACCAAATAAGAGAGCCGTATGAAAGAGATTCAGAAAAGAACCCTGATTTTACCTGTCTCACTGCATTTGCGTGAGGCCGGAGAGGGCGAGGCCGAAAGCCGCGTTTTGGAGGGCTATGCCCTGAAATTCGGTGTGCGCTCTGTGCTCATCGGCTATTACTTCCCTTTCTACGAGATTCTGGAAAAGGGGTGTATTACCGATGAAATGCTACGGGAGCAGCGCATCTACTTTACGATGTTCCACAATCGCCAGGCCATCTTAGGCCGTTGGGATAAGGGAACGGGTACGTTGAAACTGACTTTGGACGAAATAGGTCTGAAAGTCGAGTGTGAAATGCCGCATACCGTTGACGGTGACAAGGCCCTGGAATTGGCCAAGCGTGGTGATCTCACTGAAATGTCATTTATCTATTGGACTAACGAGGACGATTCAGAGAATTGTGTGAGTTACGAAGAGACTGAGGAAAAGACGGATTGGGGAGCCACCATCTATTTGCGCCATGTAAAGAAGATCGAGGGCATTTGTGACGTGACCATTGCAGCACAGCCCGCCTATGAGGACACGGAGGTTAAAGCCCGTGAGCAGCAGGTGAGAGAGTTTGCAGAGGCACGTAAGCCCAAGACCGGGCCGACCCAGGAAGAGATCGAAGCACAGCAGCGAGAGCAGGCAGATCGCCAGGCCCGCCACAAGCAGGCCGAAGAGTTGCGCACTATCGCAAGAGATTTGGAATAAAAGTATTAACCCATCAAACTAAAAAAAATTATGAGCAAGCCAAAGTTTGATTACAAGAAGGCCAACGAGCGTAAGCGCGAGATTGGCAACCGCCTGAACGAGTTGGCTGAGAAACTCGAAAGTAAGGAGCAGTTGACCGAGCAGCAGCGCGAGGCCATCAATACCGAAGCCCGCGAACTCAAAACCGAGTTGGAGGCAACCAATATGCGTATCGCCGCAGCATTGGCCAACGAGGCAGCAGAGAAGCAGGGCCGTGAGGTGACTATGAGCCGTAACGCTCAGTTCCGCGAATTGCTCCAGGACATCCGCACGGGTAAGCGTCAGGAGCGTGAAATTACCCTGGGTGTCATTAACGACGGTGACAAGAACAACGTAGCCAGTGCCGAGGCAATGGAAACTATGGTGTTCGACCTGATGCCCCGTTTGTCTGAGGGCCTGATCTGGGATAAGGTCGGCATGAAGGTGCAGACGGGTGTAACGGGCAACCTGGTTTGGCCGTATGCCACCGATAACGTGAAGGTTGTAGAGGTTGGTGAGACCGTCCAACTCCAGGATCAGGACATCAATTTCGACAACGTGAAGGCCACCCCCGCCGAGGTTGGCGCAACTGTCAAGGTATCGTTTGCCTCTATTGAGGATGCCACCTTTGACGTGCTTACCTTCGTGCAGGAGAGTTTCCGCCTGGCAATGCAGGATTTCTTGAACCACAAGACTTTCTCGCAGGCTACCTTCTCAGGTATCAAAGGCCCGTACAGCGGAAAGACTAAGACCCCCGTCCTGGTTGGTAACTACCTGAGCCTGTTAGAGGCAAAGGCCGAGTTGATCAATGCAGGTGTCAATATGAGCGGTTTGTGTTGGGTGCTCGATGCCAAGGCAGAGGCACTTTTGAAGGCTACACCAAAGGCCAAGGGCCAGGGTGGCTTTATCATTGAGAATGGCAAGTTGGACGGTGATCCGTACTTCGTAAGCCACTATATCCGTGAGAACGCCACCGCAACAGGTATGCTTGATGATATGTTCATCGGCCTGGGTGTCTGGTCTTACTTCGCCGCCAATCAGCACGGCAAGATTCACATGACCGTCGATCCGTTTACTCTGGCCGACAAGGGCATGATGAAACTGACCCTTCGCACCCGTTGGAGCCTCACAACTCTCCGCGAGCAGGCATTTGCTTGCTATAAGCTGATCCAGGCCCCCGACGGTGAGGCAGGCATCAACCTGAATGTTCACGCCAAGACGATCAAGGTAGGTGAGACCCTGCAACTTGCAGCCGCCGTTCTGCCTAAGACCGCCGCAGTAACCTATACCTCTGGCACAACTGCCAAGGCCACCGTTACAGCCGCAGGTCTGGTTGAGGGTAAGGCCGTAGGCTCTTCGGTGATCACCGCAAGCATCACCGTGGACGGTAAGTCTTACACCGATACTTGCACCGTGACCGTTGAGGCCGCAGAGTAATTGAGTGAGTGGATTTTCGTAAGTCATAGTGTTTTAGGTTGAGATTATGGCAGTAGTGAGTTTGGAACTATTCAAAAAGCACGTCAACGCTGATGATTTCACGTCCGACGATGTGTATTTGCAGCATCTTTTAGATACGGCAGAGGCACACGTTATCCGTTCGACGCACCGAACCCAGGCAGAATTGGCGCAGATGGGAGGTGGGAGTTTTCCCATTGAACTGAAACACGCCATTATGATGATCGGTGCTCATTGGTACAACCAACGTGAACCTGACAGCATCGGCCAGATGTACCAAGTTCCAGATTCGCTACAGGCCCTAATCAAGCCCTTTAGAAAATTGGTAGCAGATGATAGCGGGACGAATGAAGTACAAACTGAAACTTCTGGAGCCGTCAACAGCCCAGAATGATTTCGGTGAAGAGGAAACAACCTATACGGAATTGCGAATCGTACACGCCGAGCGCGTGAAGAATACGGGCAAACGCAGTGAAGAGGTGGGTGAGCATTTCCCGGACTATCACGTAGAGTTTAACGTCAGGGACGCGCACCCCGTAGCCGAGAATTGGCGAGTGGAGCAGTTGGGCGGTTATCTCTA